CGCTCTCCTGCGCGTCTTTTGAGGGCGCCGCTATCTCGCCACCAACAAACTCCCCACGACCATCGTAACTACTAATAGGGCTGTTGACATATGTGACGCTGCCCACATTTAATGCCAAATCGAATATATGACTGCTGTAGCTGACAAAGTGTGCCGTGCTGTTTGAAGCACTTATATTGACCACAGCCAACTGTTGCCAACAGCTTTCGTCTATTTCACCGGTTCCACTGTTGATAAAAACATTTCCCGTAAAGGTAACCAGGTTGCTGAACTGTGCCCCGCTTTGAATGTAAACTGTGGCGTTACCAATTTGTGGCGGATAAAAGATGTTGTTTTCATAAGTCCAGCGCGGTGCTACCACTGTGGGATCACCACCTATCGTGGCAACTGGCAAAACCTGCACCCATGTGATGTCACTTGTGAACCTGCCTGTGGGATCTGCTGTGGTAATTTCTCTAACCACAATATTGCTCATTCTTGCCCATACATTCATGTCAGTATTCCACCACTACAAGACCACCGGCTCCGTTGCCGCCGGCACTGTCATTGGCCGCACCGGCACCTCCACCGGCAGGGAAGCTGCCGGGTCCGGCATATGCACCGTTTGATCCGCCACCGCCACCCATGGCACCACTACCTCCTTGACCGCCCAGAGCACTGAGGCCAATGGTAAATCCGCTGCCACCATTGCCGCCGGCACCCCACACTGCCGATCCATATCCGGCGCCACCGCCGCCGCCGCTGCCTGTGCCGCCACCAACTGTGCCTTGGCCGCCCAGGCCGCCTGTTGCGCTTATGTAAGTTCCAAAACTGCTGCTTCCGCCGCTGCCACCGTCATTTAAGATCACTGCACTGTTGCTGCCGCCCAGCCCCGGGCTTCCCACTGTGACTGGGATTGTGGCGCCGGGCACCAAGATCACTGTGGCTTCCACATATCCTCCACCACCGCCGCCGCCGGCACTGCCAAAGTCATTATTGCCACCACCCCCTGCACCAGCCCCCCACACCCTGACTCGAGCACGAGTCACATTGCTGGGCACCACAAATACGTTGCTGGTGTAGTATGCACGGGTCCTGCTGAATGTGGCATAAGTTTGTCGGCTGCCATCGGGGAAAACCAGTCCACCACTGCCACTGTTTAGTGCCACGTTGCCGGCCTGATCCACAGTAACGGCCACGTTGTTGTTGTTGGTCACCAGTGAAATGCTGACCACCGAGTCGGTGTTTCTGGTTACTTGCAACCAATTTTTGGGGTTGGTGTTGGTATCAGTTGTGATGTATTCATTCAGTGTGTTGAGGTCAACACTGCGACTCCATGTTTTGCTGTTGGCCACTGCGTTGTTGTTTATCCAGCTGCTGTAAACGGTGCCATTGCCTTGCAAAACCACGCTGTTGGTGAACACACTGCTGTTGTTGACTGTGAGGTGGCTGTCTACCACAGTGTTGCGATAAACATGCAGGTCTTGAGTATGGACCGCTGCCATCTGTTGGCTGGCCGATCCAATACTATAAACTTGATTGCTGTAGGGTATGTTATTTTGTGTGCTGGTCCAGTATTCGTTTCCGGCTGGGCCGATCCATTGCCAGGTTCCAGCCATGCTGATGTTGAGCTGGGCTGGGGTGTGACTGGTGTTCCACCACAGGGACCCGTCTACTGGATTGCTGGGTGCTGATCCGCTGTTAAAGATGGTTCCCGAAGCTTGCCAGTTGGCACCGTCGTAAATTTTTAGTGTGCCATCGGTGGTGTCCCACCAATGTTGCCCACGAACAGCAGAATCAGGCTGTGTGCTTCTGCTAAAGTTCTGCATGATCCACAGCAGGTCTTGATTGATTGCCGTGCCGTATCCCTGCAGGCCGCGACCTGGCAACTCCAAACTGGTGTTTAGCGTATTGAGATATAAATCAGGAATAGTAATAAAGGTACTACCGTCGTAGTTGTTTACATTTATGGTCATGTTAGTATCCTATTGCCTGCCAGTAGAAGCCATCCGCATAGATGCCAGGACCAACTTGGTTGTTCCACACGGTAAATGAGTTGGAAGTGGGTTGGTTGCTGTAACTGATGTTTATTTGGTTGTCACCATATCCACCTTGACCTGGCTTCTCGGGAGTCACAGTTGTGACAGTCAAACTGGAACAGATGTTGGGAAAAGGCACTGGAAAAGGATAGGGTCCGTACAAGTTTTCGCCTTTATCACCACCAAAATCCACAAATCCCCATTGCATTATCATGCCGCTGGGTAGTTGTTGCCAACCGGTGTTTTTCATAGTTCCCACAAAAGATCCCGTGGAGTTGGGAACCGACAAGTTCCAGCTGCCTGCCGAAGACTGTGTGGTGTTGTCAGCGAACACAACACCCTGGTTCAACAATTTCAAACTGCCATAGTTTACAACAATGTTTTGACTGGCATCTATTGTCAGTGCAAGGTCGTTGTTGCCAGTATAGATCTTGACATTGTTGACATTAATGCCAGTGCGCTCCACTCTCATATAGTATCGAACACTGAGTGGATCAAGACCGTCATTGCATATGTATTTGCTGTATGTTCCTGAATCGTCAACTGCTTGCACATAAACCTTGCTGTCGCCTGGTGCATTATCATCGCGCATTATGCTGTAAACAGGTCCTTTATTGTACAGCATGAGTTCTACGTTGCCACGCACTGGCCCGTTTACGTCCAGGGCATAGAAGGGGTCGGTGGCTTTGCCAATGCCCACATGATCACTGATAGTGGCCGGTCCTGTCACAGTGAGCCCAGTGTCGTTTATAATCACACCGCCATTTACCGCAAGGCCCTGCCACACCAGGGCGCCGTTTTGTGCCACCAAGTTGCCGCGAACCTGAGCGTTTCCCAGAATTGTGATATCATTCACAATGCTGGGCCCGTTTACAGTGCTGGGCCCGTTTACAGACAATGTGCCCACATTGGCAGCGGCGCTGGCATCCAGCGCAGTGGTGTATATGGTGCTAAATCTGCTGTTGACATTTCCCAGGATGTAGGTGTTGTCTGCTGCGGGTTGATTGTTTTGGATGCCATTCCAGAAGGCTATGGGCGAAACTGGTCCTATCACCACCCATGCAGTGCCACTCCAGATTTTTTGCAAGCTGTTTGCAGTGTCCCACCACAGTGTCCCAGCCACCGGGCTTGCTGGCGCAGCAGCTGAACTCACAATACTGCCACTTGCGGTCCATGCTGATCCGTTGTAAATCTTGAGCACGTTGCCTGTGGTATCATACCACAGCTGACCTTTTATGGCAGTGGGTGGCGCCACAGTGCCACTGAAATTCTCCATGATCCACACCATGTTATTCAATACTGGCGAGCCATAACTTTTGTATCCAGTCCCGGGAAGATCGAGGCTGGTGTTGGTGTCCAAGGTATTGTTGGGTATCTCCAACAGCACATTGCCATTATATTGAGTTATCATTGTGACCATGGGGTTCTGCTATCCTATTTTCAATATTTACGCCGTTTGCAGACGCAGAGTATAAACGATTTCTATCTGACGGTTGAGACTTTTCTGTATGGGGCTGAAAACAGCGTGAGTTAGCAGCAACCCTGGACCAGTGCCATCCGAGCCACTGGCATCACTATATGCTCGCAATCCCAACTCGTTGAATACATAATCTCCCACCAGAGTTGTGGCTGTGTCAAACGCTTCCTGTCCGCTGGGTTCACCCAGTTCCAACGTGCATGTTATCACAACGTCTGTGTAGTAAGTTCCCACCACATGGTTCACTGTGGTGAGGTTGTAAACTGTATCTTGGTTGGCAACACTTTTATTGTTGACAACCTTGCTGAAAGTTTGGTTATACAGCGCGGCACTTTGACCAATGATGTTGGGCGGTCGATAGCTTATGACACCAGTTCCGCTGACTGTGGCACCACCGTTGCCAAACACCATATACTGTATCCAACCGCGCGGCTCGTTAGCCAAAGTGTTGGCCAAGCTCAAGCTGAAATTTTCCCAGTTGATGGCATTGTGTGTATCAACCAGTATCTCCTGAGTTTGAACGTCTTTTATCAATATGTGACCAGTTACTTGGCCGGGGACATTTTCTTGCATCTATATACCTTTACGCTTGGGTCTTTAACAACGGTTCCTGGCTTTGAGGATCGCGTATTGTCAAACTGCCATACACAAACAAGCTGCAATGCTCATCGGTAGGTTGGGGTTTCTGGGGGCGCATGATGTTATTTATGGGCTGGTCGTGTTGTGGTTTTTGGTAAGTCATTACAATGTCTCCATTTGAGCCTGACCGTCATAGACCGCAGCATTGCCAGTGTGACTGACGGTGTTGCCTTGCAGAGGATTACCCGAAGTGACCCGGTAGTTTCTCCACAAGTTGCTTAGTATGGCACGGTTGGGGTAGGTCACATCATTTACCAGTTGCATGTTCCACCAAGCCACAAGTTCATTGTCGATCCACACCAAACCCGGGTTGGCTCTTGTGGGCTGAGTCAACACAGTATAATCGGCCACATCTAAATATGCACTATCTGCATAAACAGGTTGCAACAATTTGGTGGGAACGCCCAATGTTTGTGTCCATTGTGCAGTATCACTCATCAATATTCTCTTGGTTGTTGCAGGGCTGGCAGCACGTCCTGTGGCATAATAGATGGACACCGGACCAGAGACTGGCGGGCTGCCAAACACCACAGTGTTGCCTGTATTCATCAACGTATAATCAGCTCCCAGGGCTTGTGCAACGCCGTCGACGTATATCTGCACGCTTTCCGGCACAGTGGCAGTGGCTGTCAACGTGTATGTGGTCTGTAGTGTATCAAACTGATCCAGTTTCCAGCCCCATGCCAGGTCTTCGGGCATAGTGAGTATCTGCAACCAGTCACTGTTGCTGATTCTGCCGCCTGTTGTCACGGTGAGTGTGCTACCCGACACTGACCAGTCGCTGCCGTGGGCTGGAAGCAATCGATTGGTGGTGACATTTACCACCTGCATGCTGGCATTGGCGTCGCCGTGGCCGGGAGGAGCGGTGAGTGTGTAGTCGCCAGTGTATACCGGACCCAGGGTTTCCGCACTGACCTTGCTCCACAATGTTGTGACAAACTGATCGATAATCACCTCGCTGCCGCTGTCGGGAGTGGGTGATATTGTTACGTTGCTGCCACTGGTGGATATTGATGCCAATGGCACGGTGATGCCATCCACTGTGGCTCTCACATAAGCCGATCCCAACACCGCATGCTGCATGGTGAAGGTGTGTTGCGTGCCATCAACTACCTGATACAACGATTGCAGTTGTTGATTCTGCACACTGGCATCCACTGTGTTATTAATGGCTGCACCACCTCCCAGACTCCAGATGATCAGGGTCTTGCCTGTACCAGGCGGGGTCACAAACACCATGTCGTTGGTATTGTAGTTGACAAAGAAGTCTGTGCCAGTGGTATTGAGCAGAACTCCATCCAACCAGGCTATCACAGCCTGGTTGTTTTGAGGGCGTGATCCCAAGTTATATCGGTCACTGACTCCATTGGTGGTATAAACACGATTGGTTGCTGTGATGCCGGCCTGTTCCTGGTTGGTGACATCCCAACGCACACTGGCAGGTATGCGCAACACTGCCAATTCTGGAGGACGATTTGCGTTGACGTCGGGCTGCACAAAACGATATCCATCATACACTGTGTCGTATTGACCACTGGGCGCAGCATGGAATGTTTGACCGTGATACAGCACATACACCTTGTTGGATGTGGCATTGTTCAGCAGCAGGTGGTTGCCGCCCCATTGCGGCATCACGGTGGCTCCTGTTCCCACACTGCCGCTGTATGGTACCACAAGTGCCGCTACTGGGGTGCTGGGCACAACGTCCCAACTGCCTGGATCAATCACAGTGAGGGTTTTTATCTTGCCGCTGGGACCAACTGACACAACTTGCATCTTGCCGGGTATGAAGTTGTCGCCCCCGGCTATTTCTATCTGGTCTCCCACTTGGTATCCAGTGCCAGGGTCCACAACCTTGGCATCCACAATCCAGTTGGGGATGATAAAGTCCACTCCATACACTGCGATTTGGCTGTTGACCCACACCACAGTTTGGCTGGGCTGTTGTGGCACATAACTGAGATCAAAGCGTTGCGCACTGCTGGCTGGGGCAAATACATCGTATTCAGGTATCTGGCCGCCTTGAATAACAGTGTCCAGATAACTGTATAAAGGTTCCGTAGCACTGTCCCAGCCGTCCATGAACTGCCAGGTTGTTCCATTCCAACCAGCTTCCCAGGGCATGGGCGCTGTATCCAGGACGGTGCCCTGGTATTCTGCTTGTAACAAACTGGCTATTTCACTTACCGCAGGCAAACCTGCACCTGGTGCATAATCGTCACGTATTCTAGTTGCACTGCCCCAGGTTTCCAAGCTGCTGGTTTTACTGTATCCGCTGGGATCTTCCCAAACGTAGTCCCAACCAAACGCATCGCTGCTGACACGGTCAAAGTGAACACTGAGGAACATTCGGCGAACAAGGTTGGTATTGGCTACGTGGTCCTGATACCAGTCCTTGTAACTGGCGCTTTTTTTCATCACAGTGACATCACCAGCATTGTTCACATCCAAAATCACAGTGCTGCCATCTGCCTGAGTCAGGGGAGGCTTGTCGAAATCGCTGGGTTGCATGCTCATGATGTCAGTGTTGGTTCTGCGGCTGATGAACTCGCGTATTTTGGATCGGTATGGTTTAATTTCCCCAATATATTGCAATAAACTCTCAATGTTATCAGCAGCATAGAGCTGGCTTTCGCTCAATGGCGTGTTGAACCCACGTAGGGTAATATAACTGGTTTTTGTGACCCAATCCACAAAGGTCTGCTCGCTCAACACATAGTTGATCATGCTGGTCATGAGGTTGTTTTGATCCAAGGCACTCAGCACTACAGTTCTCAAACCCTGTATTATGTTGTAGAACGGTATACTGGCATTCTCATCAAACATCACTGTATCAAATGGCTCCTGATCCCAATTGAGCAGGCTCACACTGTTGTCGTAAAGAGCTGGCAGAATTTCCACGCTGGCAAGTTGCTGACCTGCCAGAGTCCATTCTGTGCCGTTGCCCACAAACAACTGCCAGATACCGGCACCGTTGTTGAGAACTTTGGTGGTTTGCCCCAAGGCAGGTGTCAATGCTGCCAGGTTGTTGCTGTTGGCCACGGTTTGGTTGATGTATGTTGAGTCACTGTAGCCCGCAGCATACCAGTCCACATATTTCCAGTAGAGGTTGGTGTCCCAGGCTTGCTGGCGCACAACATTCCAGGTGGTGCCACCTTGATATTGATAAACCATCCACTTGTTTTGTGTTTGCACAGATGCATCCACCAGCACAGTGGTTCCCACTGGTTTGGGCAACAGGGCGTCACGTTCTGAAAGGTCTGTCACATGATATTGTGTATTGCTGGGTGGTGGCTCTGTTTTGCTGAAATATGTTTGCCAAGTTGCCTTGTTGGGATCGGTTACCAGTGGGTCTGTCAATTCTGCAATAAGCTTGTTGGCCACATACACAAACACTTGCCCGGCTGTCACTGCGTCCTGGAACCAGCTTTGGCGTGGACGGATTTGGTTGCCCTGTTGTGCAGTTGCATGCAACTTGTAGTCAGGAACATCACGGTCCCAGCCATCCCAACCCACCAAGCTGGCGGTGAGGCGTTGCCAGAACTGAGGATCAATGACACTGCGAGCATCACCGGGACGATATAGTTGCCAGTCGCTGTGACGTGTGGCATCACTGGCATGATCCTGCCAGTTGATTTGTAGAATCTTCTGGCTGCCACTGAGTTTGTTGCTGATATTGGCCACAAGCATGTTGGTGGCATCCATGGCTGCCCACCAGGGTATACCCTGGCTGGGAGGATTGGTAATCACAGTGCTGATTTCCTGTGTGGTCAAAGTTCTCCAGGGTGGTGCTGGCGTCATGTTACTGTTCTTGACCCAGAAATAATACCAAGTTTGCAGGCTTCCATCTACTTTGTAGGCAGTCATCTGTGTCCAACTGGGATTGTTGCTGTTTAACACTTCACCCTGAGGTATGTAACTGACTCCATATTGGCTCAAATCCTGTCCAGTGCTGACATAGGTGGCCCAAGAGGCAGGATCAACTGGACTTTTGACCCATTCATAAATGTCCACTGTGGTGTTGGGCGCCAGCTTGCCCCAGTTTTTAGCACGGTATTGCATGGAGCCCTGGTGATAATCCACATAGCGAACTGCACTGAGGTCCCACCATGTTTCTCCCACGTGACTGTCTCCCCAGGATTGCTCGGAAATGAGATCTTGATTGGCACTGTCTCCGTAATTGTATTTGGCAGGATCAGTTTCTCGCTTGTATATCAAATCTGCATCTGCAATGCTGGGAATATATCCCTGTATGGGATCAAAATATTGCAGCACAGTGCTGGCAGTTTGATAAGTGCTGTCATATAACAAGGCACCCTGCATCAACTCTCCATCCACTTGCAGTGGCTGGTTGCGCACAGGTATCCAAGTGTGACCCAAACGGCTGTAAACTGTCCATGCGCCGGGTATTTGATCGCCTTGGTCCACATACACCAAGCTGCCTTGACGCCAGCCGGTTGCTGGCGTGCTGGAATCTCGTTGACGGGGTGTGGTAAATCTGGTGGTGTGATATTTCCAGATAATGCCTCCTGTGCCGTTTTGGAAAGTGCTGAGCGGCACAGTGAAGCTGTTGTTGGCAACATTGACATTGCTCACGACCAGAGTGCCAGTTAAACTGCTGACCCCGGCCACGTTTTGAATCACAACAACGTCGCCGTCCACAAGGTCCGGTGTGCTGGTGCAAACTATAGTTGTTACACCATTGGTGCTGGTGCTGGCCACAGTGTTGTTGATTGTAGTTCCACTGTCCAGCAGCGCCCATGTGGTCCAACTTCCTATGTCGGTATAAAACTGCCACACAGTGTCGTTGAGATTCACAGGAGCGGCAGTGCCCGCGGCAGTGTCCCACAGAGTCAAGAGATCTGTTTGGGTAGCAACCTGCCAGGTTGCTTCTCCCAGTTGCACATATCCTGCGGTGGGAATATCTGTCAATGCGTTGGGCAAGTAGCCAGGTCGCAGTGCAAAACCCAGGGTTTCATAACTGTTGGGGGGTGTGACCAATCGGCTGTCGCCAGGCACCAAACTCACAACCTCGTCGTCCGGTGAGTCAATGTCGGCCGTGCTAAACAAGTTGATCCATTGGGGATTGGCAACCAAATCTCGAGAGTTCAACTGCAACTCTATTTGGTTGTCCACTGCAATGCCGCCATATTGCCCCAATCTCAGGGCAAACTCTTCAAAGTATTCAAAGGTTGCGCTGTTGGGCACCAAGGTGTTGTTGCGCAAGATGGCGTTTATGCTGTTGAGGCTGCCCTTTTGACGAATATATCCCTGATAGAACTCAAACTCAGTGGCATCTTCCAGGATCAAGTTTTGCAAGTAGTCTCTCTTTTGATAGCCGTAGTTGTGCTTGGCAAGGTTGCTGATGGCTTGGTTGCTCACAACACTTTGGTCATTTACCATCTGTGTGATACTCAGTGTATTGGATTGGTCCACTCCAGTTGCCTGGGTTTGTTGCACGCTCAATGCGCTGTTGTTGGCAATGGTATGATAGTGTTTGGGTTGATCAATATTGAAATACTTGCGCATGTCATTGGCAGTTTTTTCAAAGTTGTCGGTCATGACATAGGTGTTGTCGGTCTGCTGTTTGAGAAAGAAACCTGGTGCATAAAATCTACCATCCCAGTCCAGGGTGCGATATGTGAATATTTTCACACGTGGTTGGAGTTGAGCATAGAGAGGCTGATATATAACGTCGTTGAATTGGGTGATGTTGTCCAGCAACAAAATATGTTCCACTGTGGTAACAAACAACCGAGCACCATATACAGTGTCACTGTTGGTGGGGTTGATGGTGATGGTGTTGTCTTCCCTCAATGTCTCCAAGTTTTGTGCCGTTATGGGCGTACCTGTTTTGTTGATGATGGGATACACACCACTTTGGCTGCCGTTTACATATTGTATTTGCCCAGTGTCTTGGCTAAATGTCACACCGTCGCTGGCAGGGCTCAGTGCGATGAAGTTATCCACCCCCCAACTGCCCTGGCACCAGTATATGAAGTCGCGGGCACTGTATTGCCAGTTGACTATTTGATTGTTGTCGGCATTTACTGCTGCAAAACTCCATCCCTGACTTTCCAACCACATGCCCCAGCCCATCAAGAAATCCACAACCTGTTGCGGAGTGGCAAATATTGTGCCATATGAAATGTCTTGGGTTGTGGTCAACCCTTGTTGGTAGAACGTGACCTTGAGGTTGCCCACAGTTTCCACATGACGCAATGCTGCGGTATTGACTGGCACGATTCTAAACACAGGATAGATGGCATCGTAGCCAAATACTTTGTAACCATTGCGCACCTTCTGCACCACAACGCCACTATAGAAATACTCTCCAATACTGCCACTGCGATATAGATAAACATGTTGGTTTTCCTGCGGAACAATGCGGCTTTGATAATCCAGTTGTCCAAAGCTGTCCACCAACACTCGCATGTTGTCGGTCTTGACGTATCCTGCGAACTTGTGTCCCAAGTTTACGTCTCCTCCACGCAGCACGTTGCCCAGGAATATTGAAACATTTTGATTGTTACTGACCAAGTATTCGCTGAACCAGTGTTGCAACCCACAGCTACCATAATAAGTCACAGTGGCAAGTGAGGACAGACTAGTGGGCAAGGCAATCTGACTGGGATTTTCTCTGTGAACCAGGAACTCTGCACTGCCCTTGCGGGTATTGACATCGGTATAGATCCATTGTGGCCATGCAGAATCTGCGTAAACTTGCGCAGTGCGCAAGGTGTCCCAGTTTAGTTCCACAAACTGTGCTGGTTTGAGCAGATATCCTGCCCAGGCCGTGGCAAAACTGCCGCTCTGACTCTTGCGCCAGGCTTGTTCCACAGGTGCACCGTCGCCAAAGATCCAATCTGCCCTGGCACTGGCAGTGCTGGGCAGGCTCTGTACAATGCCAGCGCCCAGCGGGGGCAGCAAATAACCCTGTGTATCCACGGGAATACAATTTAGCAATCCCGGGCGCGCCCACTGTTCGTGAATGCCAGCCAAGGCACCTTGGCGAATCAATCCCTGACTCAAATCGGTCCACATCTTGCCGTTGCCCACTGTGTAGGGAGCTGCACCATATTCCTCTGACCACCAAGTGGGTTGTTGAGTAAAGCCCAGCATCTCCCAGGGACGAAGGTCAGGACGATCTGTGTCGTAAAACCACTGATAAATGCCTCGCCAGTGGCCGGGTATATTTTGACCATTGAGATCAGTCAAAGTGCTGTAGTTGAAGCTGAACTGGTCAGCCAAGTCAAAGCTGCTATTTGATGTGGCGTCGGCTTGTGTGCCAATCAACCATTTGTCAAACCCAGCTCGTTGCAGTTGTACATACTCTGCACGCGAATATTCCGATGTGCGCCACTTGCCCGGTATCACGCCCGGTATGTTGAATCTCGGCTGCTGGTTGGGATCTCGGTAACGCGCTGGCAAACCTACGTATTGATTGATTTCAAATTGCAACCAAGCTGCGGCTACTGGATTGCTCAACAGTTCAGGATTGCGAGTGCGCATGGTGCCATTTGAGATGGTACCCAGTGCAGACCCGTCGCTGTCTGTCATGACAATCTGGGCGCCATCGTGTGTCTGCAGAACAAGCGGATTTCCCGGCTGTGTAACGTCCACATACACTTGTGGATTATACGCACCAGTCAGTCCCAGGCGAGCAGGAGTCGCTGGTATCCAGCTGGGAGTTTGTGCAGGAACCTCGCAATAGCTGCCGGCGTAGAGACTTTGATCGTAGCCGCTGTTGGCCCAGGCACTGCGGCTGTTCTTGCCCAGGTTTACTGTGCGCATGGCTGCGGTGATCCACATTTGCGGATCATGTGCTTGAGTATATCCCTGTTTGTTATACAAGGTAAACAAGCTGCTGACAAATCTGCTATACCAACTCAGGTATTGTTTTTCTGCCCATGCCATGACAACTTGCGGATCCGTTGCGGTGCTCACAGCATTAATATCACTTTGGGGTGTGCTGTTGAGGATACTCAGCTTGAGCATGCTGGCTGTGTGTTGCATGATATACAATCCCAAGCTGGGATTTCTCATTGTGTCACGCCAGTTATTGACTCCCTGTGGGTTTCCCACAATACCAGTTTGATTGGCAATCACACTGCTGACATGTTCTAAATATTCACCACGGCTGGTGAGGGCTATGTCTTGGTTGTTGGGGTTGTTGGTAAGGTTCCAGGGAAGGTCGTAGTATCCATCTGGATCTGTAACGTCCTGGTTACCCAGCCATATTTTGACCAAATAGCGGTCATTGGGCTGGGCATTATTGGACAAATAAATCTCACCGTTTGTGCCCACAGTGTAGTCCTGGCCTGCAATCAGTGTGTTCAGTTGTCCGTTACGTGCCAACTTCACATAGAGGTTGGGCAGCGTGTTGGGCGCGGTGCTGGCAGGTGGCAGGTAAGTTTCCAGCGTGGTGAGATTGCCAGTTGCCAGTTCATCAGGCAGTGTTAGCTCGCGACTGTTTAGTTCGCCTGTGTTGATGAGTGCACCATTCACAACTTGGTATTGAAAGTTGTAGTATTGGCGGCTGGGGGTGGCACTGCGATACCAACCATTTGTGTATTCTTCGCTGGTGTTGCTGTCGGAAACCACGTGCGCAAATGTATAACCTGCTATTTTTGTGCTCTTGCTATCAGACAAATAATACCAGGAATCCATAGCTTGATTGTTGCAGAAGACGAAGTCACCAAATGCGTTTAACTGGGCGCTGATTCCCAACAACGCATCAGCAGCGCTGCTAGCCGATGTGGCGTAGGAAAACAACCGACTGCCTGAAAAAGTGCTGTTGGGGTAAACACTAACATCTGCTAGATTATTTCCCGAGGTATCATACAACTCAAACAACGGTTGGCCACCAGTCGTGTTGCTGCTCAATTGCCAGGTGTTGTTGCGGTAATACCAGGTTTGAATCTGTCCTTGACCATCCACCATGAGAGTTTGGTCGCCTGGCATTGCTGCTGTGCTGCTGTCTGTTGTGCTGCGTGGTTGTGCTGTCATCACACATTCGCCAATGGTGCCCAGTCCGCTTACCTTGTAGATGCGTCCACGCACATTGGGGTCAGTGTCACTGACACACAGTATTAAATCTCCGTCGGCCAGGGGTATGTTGTCTATTTTGGGTGACGATTGCCCCACATAGGTTGCCAAGAAGTTGGCGTCGGTGCTCACATGGGTAACATATCCTCGCCAAACTGTGCCTTGTTGATATAACTCCAAGTTTCTGTTGTATTGCAATATAGGACGAGTGCTTTGAACTGCATAGGTTTGTCCTGGTGCAGGCGTGGTGCTGTTAGTGACAAATGTTTGGCTCAGTTGCAACACGCTTATATGGAACCAACGATTAGTTTGGCTCCAGCCATTGACATTTACGCTGCCTCGCTCCATGGTCCACCAGTGGGGGCCTTTTGACACTGTGATGTTGAGACTATTACCAGGATCCGATGCCCAGCTGTCATCTTGCAGGCTGATATTTCTGCCCACGTTACAAACGACCCAAAACGCACCGTTCAGCGAGGCATGGGCGTCGTTGGAAAATTGTATTCTCATGCCCGTGGTAAAGTGTAGTTCACCATTGTGGATATTTCCTGCGATGCGGTATTGTCCAGTATAGGTGTATTGCGGCTGATCCTTGATGTATTGCACAAAGTCCGTGGCGTCCAGCAGTGTGATGGTGTTGGGCCCAGCAGGGACCCAATAATACTGTGTCCAGTTTGTCAGCATGTCCAAATCAACTGGCGGACACCAACTGTAATATTCGCTTGAGAACAACCGTTCTGGTTTACTTACATTGGCACCTTGTAATCGCAACTTGTTCAACAAGTCATCATAGAACAGGATTTGATTCACAGTGCCATTGCTGGGATCTCGACTAATAGCAGTGGGAACAAGTTGGTAGTTCTCACGGTCCGCGGTGGGTTCTTGTATGTAGAAATCTGTGTCAGAATTATACCAGGCTGGGTGATAGCCAATATATCCAGCCAGGAACTCGGTGTTTTCCGGCTGGAACAAATGGTCCACAGTGGCGTTGAAGAACTTACTCAGTGTGGCCGTTTGATTGGCGGCTGGTAGTAAGTTGATAGTCTTGCGCTGATCAGCCATTCGTTATCCCCAAAGTCATTTCTGTCAAATCTGTTACTATGTCTACGTCGCTTACACGGGCACAACTGATAAAGATCTCATCTGCTGTGCATTTGATCTCAAACAAATCTCCAAACTGTGCCTGTGCATTCACTGGAGTGATAACCACTGTGGCAACCACAGTGGCAAGTTGAATATGAATATATGCTGCCAACTCTGTAAAGAAAAAGCTCTGCCCAAAGTCCCAGTTAGCCAAACTAAAGTATGCATTTACCGCAGCAATCACACGACTTTTTACTTCGTTGTCAGTGACTATAGTGCCTGCTGCTTTGACAACTTTGAAACGCACTTGCAGCTCGCTGGGTGCTTGTGTGCCAAAGATGATTTTGTATTTGACCGGATGCCAAATAATCTGATCTGTCATGGTTTTGTAACTTTCCAGATTCTGGAAAGTTTCACGCAACTGTTCAGCTGTGGGGGCCTCAGGTTGATTGCCCACGACCCCGTTTATTGCAATCCAGTTGCGAATATCAGTGTCATATGTGCTGGTGAGAACATACGTGTCTATAATATTCATTATGGCAGGATCAATACGCTGGTCATTGGGTGCAAAATGTTCGTAAATCCAACGAAGACCTGATCTGCCTATTTTCATGCGCCATGTGCCGGTGACATCAGTCAAGATTCCTGTAACTCCCGACACCGTGTATTGATAGAACTTGCCATTGCCAATAATGTAGGCCATGTCGCCAGGTTGCCAACTGACATCGGTTGCTGGAGGTAGTTGATTGGCATACTGGTATATTCTGCCCTGTGGTATCGTGCGTGGTTGCCAATATTGATAACCATCACTGCTGGTAATCAGTGTCCAGAATACCATGCGCTGTGCCACAGGCCGCGGATCCACAATCTCATTGTATTGGTCAGGATCCTGTGGCACGCCCAGTGCCGTGGCGAATGGTGTCACATACACCTTGGTGGGATCAGTATAGCCGTCGGGATATATATCTTGTCCCAAGATCTTCCAAGCGTAATTTTTACCCAAGCTGGGGGCTGGTGTCGTAATGCTGGGATCTTGTGGTGCGGTATTGATATCCAACACGGTCACGGTGTCTTGCTTGACCAACCCAGTTGCAATATCGATGGTTTTATATTGAGTGTTGTAGAGGAAACGCACGTCACGCACACTTTCATAGATATAACGAGTGGCACGACTGTAGAACTGCCAAGAACTTCCCTTATAACTACACAAAATCAACCAACTGCTGTCTTTGTTTGTACTGGACCCATCTCCTGCATTGTTCAAACTCCAAGCGCCAGTATTGATATTGCTGTGTGTGATTACCACCCAGGCTTGATTTTGATAATCATAACGGATTCCAAATGTATTTTTTCTGTCCAGTGCTGCTGCCACGTTGGTTTGTTCTGCACTGCTCATTACAGGGTCCCATGCGGCAATCACCAAGGTGGGTTGATATGGCATGGCAGGATATAGAGGCGGTGTTATGGTCACAGCGCCCTGGCCATTTGCCTGAACACCATTTATCAGACCCTGACCGTTGTTGCTCACGCTGGTTACTTCCACCCAGCCCTGTCCTGAAACATACACCAATGCACCAGGTGTTACGTTGTGCAGGGCATTGCTGATGGATGCTGTGCTACCCACTGGTTGTGCAACGTTGGCCAAGTTGAAATAACCGGTGCTGCTTTGTGTGCTGGCAGTGACAGCACACCATGTCACACTTGCCGATGATTGTATGTTGCCGCGTGGGTAACTATAATAATAAAAATCTTTTAGCTCTTGTGCAATGCGCTGTTGATCTTGTGTTCCCGACATCATGGGCTGGATGTAGTTGACCACAAGAGCTGCACTGTTTTGGTTGGTAGAGATACTGACCTCCACACGATTTTGGTCCATCTCTTGATACAAGATACCATCTGTGCTGACAATCTTGGTGTTTTGATAGGTGCCAGTGGGATCATTTATGTCCAAGTATCTGCTTTGTCCGCTGTATACTCTGTTCACGGCTTTTACTTTGAGCGCCTGGGTGTTTACCAAGGGATACAGATTGTAGTCCTCTCCTGTCACCATGCGGTCTTGGGTGTAGTATGTCTGGCTGGCGGCCAGCTGAATTTGTTGATTGGTTGCTCTTGCCTGACTGTTGGCCACAGTGGTTTGCAAATTGGCAGTGAGTGCTATGGCAAATGTATTATTGAGATTGTCTGCATAGTTGAATGCAAAGTTGAGATTTTGCATGTCATTGGGTCTTATTTGATAAGTCAACCCATTGCTTACTCTGTACCAAACCCTGAGAATGCCAATTGGCACATTGCCAAAGTTTCCGTCAGCAAATCGCAAGCTTATTTGATCTTGCCCGTTGCTGTCTCTGGTATATACACTGAATATGTCACGAACATTGTTACTTAAACTATTGTAAATCACATTATATCCATTGACACTGGGAACAGGAGTCCATTTCTTTTGAACATTTCCCAAGTCGTCAATGTTTTGCACCCAAACATCTATTTGGTTGATGCCGTTTATGCCCACATCAATGACTCGATTGGCTATGGGATAATCCAGTTGATAATCGCTGAACCCCTGGGTTCCCTGCTTGAACATGAAGAAAAAGCCAGTATTTGCACTGCTGTTTCCCAACCCATCACTGCGATAAATCAAAAACCAACTGTTGGCAGGGTCAGGATCACGTTCAAAAAATGCCCCGCTTGTGCTAAAGCCCACACTGCTGCTATCTGACAACGTAAAATCAGGATTTACCAGTTCAAACGTCATGGTGTTTCCTGCCACAGTGGTTGTAAACGATATGGCAGAACTACCGCTGGTTACTGTGTTCATCTCATATAGTTCAGACGGAATGCCGTTGACAACTCCACTTTTGACAGGATTTCCAAAGTAGTTGTTGCTATTGAGACTGTTGTTTATTATCAAAATAAACTGTTCCAACCAATCACTGTTGTTTTGGTCGTTCCACACCACAGGAACATTCTTGATGTTCTGGCCGCTGCTGTCATATAAATCCTGACTGCTGATGACCGAGGTAATCTTGAGCAGTCCTTGACTGGGCACGGCGCGTGGTGCATTGTAGTTCAACATGCGAGCAAGACGAATTACGCTCTCACGACGAGTAGCAGTGTCCAGGAAATTCTCCCGTGTGTTGAGATCCATGCGGAATGACAAGCTCTGCCCCAGGTAGGCTAAAAGATCAATGATTGCCACAAACTCCGAGCTTTCGATCCAGTCGTTGAAATCTTCGGGATAGTTGAGGCGAATGTAGTCAATCATGGCGGCGCGTATGGTATCAAAGTCATACGCTGCGAAATTCACCTGAGTGAATGCAGTGTAGATGACTCTCCAATCCTCGCCATAAAATAACTGACTTTGTCTTTGTGATTGTGTAACTGCCATTGTGTTCTCTTGTGTTAGTAGGCTTCTGCCGTGCGTTTGTCAAAATCTAAACTGAAAGTCTGAGCCACATTGAGCGGCACATAGTAGAGGTCCATCTGGACCTGCATGCCCTGATCATAAACACTCACAGTGACATTGTTGGCTTGAACCCGGGGGTCGGTCGACACCACGCGATTTACTTCATCTATAATACTCTGCTGAGTGAACGCATCAAACGGTTCATAAAGCAGATTCCAGATTGCACATCCCCAAGTGGGCATCATAACCCTCTCACCTGGTCGGGTGTAAAATGCGTTGATCAAATCTCGCTGTATGAGATCTATGTCAGCGAATTGTTGATTCTTGACATTGGTATCTACCGTAGAGTAACCATAGAAAAGTCTTTGATAAAGCTGTTGGGCCATGTGGGTCTCAATATTGTGTAAGGATATTTATCAGTGCGAGATCTGCATGAGTGCCCCAACGACGTGCCAATAGAAGATTGGCGTTGGTTCTTGCTATGGATATATCAAAACAGGTTTGTCACGCAAGGCATAACGCCTGCGTGTGACCTACATGATGACATGATATGGGACCAGCTTGATTATGAGATATTAGCACATGATTTGGGAGATTACCTAGACAAAGTAGTGTATGTGTGGGAGATAGAGAACTGCACTACAGTTGCAGACGTTCTCACGGCAATAGGCAGCTTGCGCAGACGAGTTGATGATTTTTAGGCCAGCTCGCGCTCAAACTCGGCCAGGATGCCAGCATCGTCCACATTGATAACAATGCTGTCGCCCATCACCGCAACATGCTGATTGCCGTTTAGGGCCAAGATCATGGCATCAGGTGCAGTCTTGGCCTGCACCCGTGCCACATAGTCCGTGAAACGCGGCTCCACCTCGAACTGTAACCGTTCAGCCAGCGCCATGATGCCCACAATGCTGGTCTCGTTGACCGGCACAGTCCACTCACGGTTGGCAGCATCCCAGGAAGCCCAGAACTTGCGGCCGCGGTGCTCGCCGCGCAGGGCCTTGATGGCAGCAACCACTTGGGCATCGTAGCCAAAACGGAACACTGCCAGGGCATCGCGGCTCAGCAGCTTGCGAAGGGCCGCGGGCTTGGCAACAGCGGCAGCAGACACAGGCGCATCGGGCGCCCAGGGTTGCGTGGCAAACACTGGATTCACCAGCCAGCCATCCATGAACGCCTTGCCACCCAGCTGGCCCTGATATTTGCGCAGCAGCTTGAGGGCAGCTTCGGCTTGCTTCACAGTCCAGGCGCGGCCGCTCTGGGCGCGCTGGGCCAGGCTGTGACCAAAGTGGGCATCGAACTTGCTGAAGCCCGCACCGTCCCAGGTTGCGGCGCCGTTGCACACGCCGGCAACACGGCAGATCAGCGACTCAGCTGTATCGCTATGGGTAGCATCAACACGCCAATTCTGCATATCACGCTCCTTGCTTTATGACGTCATAATAGCATACCCACCCTTAATGTCAACCAAAAACATCCAGGCTGTGACACACCTGCGATGCGTGTCAGTATAGCGCCTTCCGTCACGAGCAGCACGACAGACACAATTTTCTACTAACCTATTGATTTTACAACATCCGCAACGTGCTCTAACCCATTGATCCATATGAAACTGACCATGTAATCCACAAACTGTGGGGGATTTTTTTTGATTGACACGTCGAGCCGATGTGTTATCTTACACTTATAGAGCAAGGAATGACGCAATGAAAACAGTCCAGACTCAACGAGCGTTTATTGCAGGCGTCGATCAGCTGATCGCGGATGAAGGGCATGCCTACGCAAGCGGTTATCTACTAACTCTCGCCACATCGATGCTGGATGCGCTGCCCAAGCGCAAGCAACAGGAAATCATTCGGCAGATTGAGAGCCGGAACGGTGCCAAAATGGTGGAAGTGGTCAACTTGATGACGGGTGAACGCGTCATGCAGCGTCGCGACACGCCACGCTCCTGCGACGTCAGCAGCGAACTCTACTGGTCAATGTGATTTTTTTGGTTGACACACTGGCTGCCTGTGCTATTATGACGTCATAGAGCAAGGAATACGCGATG